TGGTGGACAAAACGCACACGGTGCAGTGACCAAACTTGCAGGTGACTCTGACCTTAACTCTATGATTGTCAACAATGGCTCTCACTGGGAAAATACTGTCAAAGACGCGGTAGGTGAAGGTGTATCTAAAACTTCTAGTGGTACTTGGGTTGCAAAATATCCAGGCGACATTGGTAACGCTTTGACTGTATCTTTCTGTCCTGCTGGCGACTCTGCAAGTGTTGATCACTTTACTGGTTGGTCATACGCATCACAGTTCACTGGCGCGCCTGGATCTTCTACTTATGCAACCAGCAATGGTGCATCTAATGACGAAGTTCACGTTGCTATTATCGACCGTACCGGTGTAATCTCTGGTACTGTTGGTGCAGTTCTTGAAAAGTTTGAATATCTCTCTGTTGCTAAAGGCGCAGTAACTCCTGACAATTCACCTAACTATATCTCTGACGTACTGAATGCAAACTCTCAGTATATCTGGAATGGTTACTTCGGTGATGACTCTGCTTTCGGTTCAGATTTCTTGAATCTTGGTGGATACTGGGGTACTATTCCTGATGTAGATACCGCTACCAACTATGGTCTTGGTGCTGCACTTACAGATGGTGTTCGTACAGTAAATCTTGGTGGTGGACAAGCGTCTGCAACTCTATCTACTGGCGATATCTCAGAAGGTTACGATCTGTTCGAAGACAAACTCACTACCGAGATTGACTTCCTGATTGCTCCTATGCACCCAACTGCCGCACAAGGCGCGACTGTTACAAATGACCTAACGTCAATTGCAACTGCACGTAAAGATTGTGTTGTAGTAACTTCTGTAGACAGAAACAACCTTGTGGGTAAGACTGATGCACAAGCAACAACCAATGCGGTTTCCTTCGTTAGCGGATTAACTAAATCCTCTTACTTAATTGTCGATAACAACTTCATCAAGATCTTTGATAAGTACAACGACAAGTACATCAACATCCCTGCTGCTTCAAGCACTGCGGGTCTGATGGCTGCTACTGACATTATCGCAGATCCTTGGTACTCACCTGCCGGACAGAGACGTGGTAATTATCGTGGTGTTACCGATATCTTAACTAACCCTAACCAAACTCAACGTGACTCACTGTATAAAGTAGGTGTCAACCCTATCGCAAACATTCCAGGCACTGGTCTGATCTTGTTTGGTGATAAGACGTTGGAAAGCCGACCTTCTGCCTTTGACCGTATCAACGTGAGACGTTTATTCATTGCGATTGAGAAGTCTATTGGTGAAGCTGCGAAAAACGTGATGTTCGAATTCAATGACGAGTTTACTCGTGCAGAGTTCGTAAATATCGTTGAACCTTTCCTCCGTAGAGTTAAGGGTCGTAGAGGTATAACTGACTTCCGTGTTGTATGTGATGAAACAAACAACAATCAAGAAGTTGTGGACAATAACCAATTTGTTGCAAGTATCTTCGTTAAACCCGCACGTTCTATCAACTTCGTTCAATTGAACTTTGTTGCTGTTAGAAGTGGTGTGGACTTTGAAGAAGTTATCGGCACGGTAGGAGCATAATACAATGGCTATTTTAGGTGTAGATGATTTTAAATCAAAACTAAAAGGCGGTGGTGCTCGTCCTAATCTCTTCAACTGTAAGTTGAACTTTCCTGCATTCGCCCTAGGTGATGCGGAATTGACTTCTTTCATGGTGAAGGGTGCACAGTTACCTTCTTCTAACGTAACTCCGATCACGGTACCTTTCCGTGGTCGTCAGTTGAAGATTGCCGGTGACCGTACATTCGAAGAGTGGACAGTAACCGTCATTAACGACACTGGTTTTGAAGTGCGTGATGCAATGGAACGTTGGATGAACGGTATTAATTCGCACAATGCGAACACCGGTTTCAATGATCCTGCGGATTATCAAACTGATTTGTCAGTTGACCAGTTGGACAAAGATGGACTTGTAATTAAGACTTACAACTTCCGTTCTTGTTTCCCGACCGTGGTTTCTGCTATTGACTTGAACTATGATACCACAGACACTATTGAAGAGTTCACGGTAACATTCCAAGTTCAATACTGGGAGTCAGGCACAACTAGTTAAGTTGTGACTAAATATATGCGTAGGGGGATTTTCCCCCTGCGTATTATTTTTACTTTGAGGCAAAGATGGCAGACGACAATAACAGTATTATGAAATTATTCGGTTTCGAACTCAAAAGAGCATCGAAAAAAGAAACCGGTAAAGAAAATGATAAATTACCTTCTATCGTTCCGAAAGCGGATGACGATGGTGCGGGTTATGTAACTGCGTCTGGTTCTCACTATGGTCAGTACATTGACATTAATGGTGATAACGCAAAGGACAATGCAGAACTCATCATGAAGTATCGTGGTGTGGCCAACCATCCAGAGGTTGACGCAGCGATTGAAGATATTGTAAACGAAAGTATTTCTGGTTCGGAGACAACCTCTCCTGTAGAATTGAATCTTGATGGTATTGAAACCTCAGATAAAATTAAAAAATTAATGACAGAAGAGTTTGATGGGATATGTTCCATGTTAAACTTTTCCGAGATGGGACACGACATATTCCGTTCATGGTATATTGACGGTCGTCTTGTCCATCACTTAGTAGTAAACGAATCTAATGCGAAGGCCGGTATCCAAGAGATCCGTCCTATAGACACCCCCAAGATTCGTAAAGTAAAAGAAGTAAAGTATAGAAAAGATACACAAACCGGTGCAAAGGTCGTAGATAAAACCGAAGAGTTCTACGTGTTCCAAGAGAAGAGTTCTACGCAGAGTGCGGTAAAGATTTCTCCGGATGCAGTATCATATGTGACTTCAGGTCTTACCGATCCCACCAAGAAACGTATTTTATCCTACTTACAGAAAGCAATTAAACCCATCAACCAGTTGCGTATGATGGAAGATAGTCTGGTAATTTATCGTCTCGCACGTGCACCGGAACGTAGAATCTTTTATATTGATGTTGGTAACTTACCTGCTAACAAAGCAGAACAACACATGAAAGATATCATGAATCGTTATCGTAACAAGTTAGTATACGATGCGAGTACTGGTAACCTTAAAGATGACCGTAAACATATGTCTATGTTGGAGGACTTCTGGTTACCTCGTAGAGAAGGTGGTCGTGGTACCGAGATTAGTACACTACCTGGCGGTGAGAACCTTGGCCAGATTGACGATATTGTATACTTCCAGAAGAGATTGTATCGTTCTCTGAATGTACCTATCAACCGTTTAGAACAAGAGTCACAGTTTAGTCTGGGTCGTTCTACCGAGATTTCTAGGGATGAAGTTAAATTCCAGAAGTTTATCGATAGATTACGTAAACGTTTTTCTTGCCTATTCACTTGTATCCTGAAGAAACAATTAATCCTCAAAGGTATCTGTACAGAACAGGATTGGGATATTTGGAAGAATGATATTCAGATAGACTTTGTTCGTGATAATCATTTCACCGAGTTGAAGGATTCTGAGATACTTAGAGAAAGACTAAGTACCCTTGACCAAGTATCACAGTACGTAGGTGAATACTTCTCACGTGAGTGGGTAATGAAGAACGTCATGATGATGTCTGATGAAGATATCGAAGAAATGAAAAAACAAGTCGAAGCCGAGAACGCAAAGGGCGGAGATGATAATGAAGAAGACCTTGGAGTATAACTATGACTGAAGAAGTAGAAACTAATCCCATCCATGATTTGATTGATGCGATCCAACAACAAGATTTTAACTCAGCACAGGGTTCTTTAGATGCCGTGTTGGCTGATAAGATGCATGACGCATTGGAAGTTGAAAAGATTTCTGTTGCAGACACTATCTTTAACGGTGTAGAAGAAGATCAACTGGAGATAGACTTCGAAGATGACGATCTCATCGAAGATGAAATAGAAGATGAAATAGAAGATGAGACAGAATACGAGTCTGACGATATCGAATAAAAGTTTATTGTTAAAGATGGAATTTGTATAAATAATACCATAAACGGAAAAACTTAAAATGAAAACATTCGGTCAATTAAGAGAAGCTATCGCTTCCAAAGGTAAAGTCGTCTTCGATAAGAAGATCGATAAAGTACCTGTTAAGATCGTGAAAGACTCGAAGGGTTTCGTTTTGTATATTGACGGTGATATGTTAGACACCTTCAAGGATCAAAAAGAAGCTGAGAAGACTGCAAAGACAGTCGTAAAGGAATTAAAATGAAACTGATTAGCGAATACTACGAAAACGACATTCAGTGTATCGTAGAAAAGAAAGAAGACGGTGCCAAGAAATATGTCATCGAGGGCGTATTCGCTCAAGCAGATCAAAAGAATCGTAATGGGCGAATTTACCCCAAAGCAATTATGGAACGTGCTGTAAATAAGTACGTTACCGAACAAGTTAGCAAGAAGAGAGCAGTCGGTGAGTTAAATCATCCGGAAGGCCCAACTGTTAACTTGGATAAAGTTTCGCATCTCATCACTGACCATATTTGAGGGAAATGATGTGGTCGGAAAGGCACAAATATTGGATACTCCGATGGGTAAGATCGTTCAAGGTCTTCTAGAAGGTGGTGTTCAACTAGGTGTGTCAACTCGTG